ACCAAAATCGGTATCCGTTGATATTGATTTTGTGAAATTTTCGAAGTACATGGATTTTTCTTATTGAGATTAACCGGACGGCGGGTTATACCGCTGCCCGGTTTTTATATGTCCAGGCGGGGATGACGTAAAAAGCACACGGAAATTTGTCCAGGCGGGGACGACGTAAAAAGCACACGGATACAATATTTTTTCACAGCGCGGCGACGCTTAAAAACGTGGGAGGATTTATGAAGTACAAAGTAGCAAAACAGTATGTAAAACATGCAAAGGAAACACCTGCTTTCCGCTTCTCCATTTTTGATGAGGGCGGGAATGAAGGCGGCACGGACGGAAACGGCGACGACAAGGGCGCAGAGACCGGCGGCGACGGCAATGAGGATGACAAGGACAAACCTAAGTATACCGACGCTGACCTTGATAAGATTATCGGGCAGAAGTTCGCGCAGTGGCAGAAGCGTCAGGAAAAGGCTGTCGACGAGGCGAAGAAACTCGAAAAGATGAGCGCTGACGAGCAGAACGCGAAGAAACTCAGCGAACTTCAGAAACGTCTCGACGAGATGGAGAAAAAGGACGCCGAAAGCAAGATGGCGGCATCTGCAAGAAAACTGCTTCAGGGCGAAGGCATTGTTGTTGATGATGTTATCGTTTCCGCTCTTATCCGTGAGGATGCGGAGCACACGAAAGCGGCGGTCGACGCGTTCGTTAAATCTTTCAAGTCAGCCGTTCAGAACGCCGCAAAGATGACCTTTGGACGCAAAGAGAAACCTAAGACCGGCGGCAATGGCGGCACGGGCGCAATGACCCGCGAAGAAATTCTCCAGATTAAGGACAGAGCAAAACGCCAGAAGGCGATTGAAGAGAACATGAATTTGTTCCGCTGATTTTGTTTTACAGAAAATATTTCACACTATATGTAACGAAAAACTTTTTTTATGAAAGGTAAAGGTAATAAAAATGATGACTAAGAATTACGCTTTCCTCATTTTTGATGAGGACAATACGACCTACGCGGCGGATGTAGCGCCTGCGATTTCTGTCGATTTTACTTCCCGTATCGCTGAGGGTATTAAATCCCTTGCGACTGTTCTGGGTATCACAGAGATGAAACCCATGAGAGAGGGAACACTGGTTAAGCAGTACAAGACCGTACTGACAAAACCCACCACGGAGTATCAGGAAGGTAAGGAAATCCCGATTACAAAGGGTGAGAGAAAACTCGTTGCTAGCCACGAGATTGTTCTGAAGCCTTACAGAACACGTACGACTCTTCAGGCCATGAATAAATCCGGCAGAAACGCCGCGATTAACGAGAAGGACGAAGAGATGCTCAAGGAAATCCGCGGCGATGTGAAGAAAGGATTTTTCAAATCCATCACGGGCGCGACAGGCGTTTCCGATGCCGGTGCTCACAATACGCTTCAGATGGCTGTTGCTAAGGTTTGGGGTGGCGTTTCTAAGAAATACGAAGACGTGGATGGAACACCTGTTTTCTTCCTGTCTTTCGAGGATGTTTCTGACTACCTCGGTTCCGCACAGATTACTACTCAGACCGCTTTTGGCGTGCAGTACCTGAAGGATTTCATGGGACTGGGCATTGCTATCATCACGGCGGGCGTGAACAAGGGCGAGGTTTACGGCACTATCGCTGAAAACCTTAACGGCGTTTATATCCCGGCGGAAGCCAGCGGAAGTGAATTTTTCGGATTTATTTCCGATGAAACAGGCCTCGTTTGCATGAAGCATTCCACTGAGGATATTTCCCTGGCAGTTAACTCTATCGCATATACAGCGGTTGAGTTCTTCCCTGAGGAAGTTGACGGCATCTTCAAGGCGACTATCGGAGCCTGACCGACAGTAACACGATTTCAGATGGAGAGGGCATAACAACCCTCTCCATTATTTGCAATTTGGAGGCGGATAATGAAAATTCTTGAAAAAGTGCAGGCAAGATTAAAGGACGAACCCGCAGACGTTGTTATTCTGCGCGGATATGTCGAGACCATAGTGAACCGCCTCTGTATCCGTCTTGGCGAGAAGGAACTGCCGGAAACATTCGAGGGCATTGCGGTGGATGCGACGGTGAAGATGTACCGTAGAGCGTATTACGAGGGCATTGCCTCTGAGGGTTCCGACGGTATCAGCACTTCCTTTGTATCGGATGTTCTGGCGGAATACGCCGATGAAATCAAAGCGTACAAGGAAAGCAAGAGCGAAAGCGGCGGTAAATACAAGGTCTATTTCCTGTAAGGGGGTGTTCATATGATATGGAAAAGGGCACGACTCTTGCGGGAGAGAACGGTATCCGATGAACTGAATGACGCCGTGGGCAGCGGGGAATTTGAGACGTTGCGCAAGACCGAAGCACGTATCGCACCGTGGACAGTGGAAGAACAGCAGATTTACGGCGCGACGGTAACGGAGAGCGAAGTCAAAGTCCTGCTGAAAATGCCGCGAAAGATGTATCCCAAAACCGCAACGCATATCAGAATTGAAGCGGATACGTCAGATGCTCTGGCAGTTAATCAGCCCATGGAAATATTGAGTGTGGCACAGCGAGGCACACGTTTTGTCACTATCCGATGTAGGGGGTGGAAGACGTGAGGCTGGAAATTAAATTAGAAGGCGATGCCAAAGTGCGCGGAGCGTTTAAGAAACTTCAGGATTTGGGCGGTATCAAAGACCTTTGCGTGAGACAGGCACAGATGATGGAAGAACGCGGAAAAGCGGCATTAGGGACGCCGGGAGCGACTCCTAGAAAGACAGGTGACCTGAGAAAGTCCCTGATGACGGATACGCAAATGCCGGACGGTGCGGCGGTCGGATATACAATGGAATATGCACCCCATGTAAATTATGGCCATCGCAAGAGGGGCGGAAAAGGATACGTGGAAGGACAGCATTTCTTGGAAGCGAACATGAAGGAACAGGCGCCGATTTTTGAACAGGAAACAAAGGAATACTTGCAGAGATTTATAGACGCGGCGGCGCAGGGAGGATGACATGTTGAAGCGAATGAACTTGACGGATTTGTTTAAATCTGTCAGAACACAAATTCAGGACAAAACCGGAATGAAATGCTACGATGCCGTTCCTGATAACGCTCAGTCTCCATTCTATTACATGGAGTTATCCGGGAACAGCCCGGCGAATACGAAAACGATGTTCGTTCAGCGATACAGTATCGACATACATGTCATTGCGGAGCCGACGCCTTCAAGTGTTCCGACGTATAAATACATTCAGATGTTGGAAGAGTCGCTGACAGAGGATATTAAAATTCCTTGCGAATTCATTCTGGTACGTCAGGACGAAACGGGCATAAAGACGATATACAACGAGGAAACCGGCGAAAAGCATTCAGTCGTCGGCTTCGATTTTCTAGTAGCGTATGGTTATAAATTCAAAATATGAAAGGAAAAGGAAAAATGAAGGATTACAAATTTCTGATTTTTGCCGGGGAGACCGCATACGATGGCGGAGCGTATTGTGATTTTGACACGGCGGCTTCCGTCCTTGCAGGTAAAGATATTTTACTTGCGGTTTGGAATTCCGACGGAAGCAAGATGCTCGCGATTTCCGGGCAGCAGAGCCTGACGATTAATCGCTCTGCGGAGACTATTGAAATCAATAGCAAAATCGTTGAAGGACAGGACGCGGACTCTTCGGGTTGGAAGGATTCCGTGATGGGACTCAAAGAATGGTCTATTGACCTTGACTCTCTGTGGGTTCCGAATAGTGACTCTCACAAAGCACTTGCGACGGCATTTGATAACGGAAACCCGATTTGCGTGAAAGTATATAACAGGAAGACGTCTAAGGGTATCTTTGCCGGGCTCGGCGTTATCACAGAATATAATTGCGAATTCCCGGAGGACGATGGCGCGACTGCATCCATTAGCATCCAGGGCAAGGGCAGACTCCTCGATTTGACAATTCACAAAATTGACACGGATACGATGCCGGAGTGAGCAGGCGACCTGGTTAGCGGGGGGAAAATTACATAACGAAAAACAGAGCGGGGACAAATTACATATTTTGTTCCCGCTTATTTTTGCATATCACAGTATATCACATACTTTATATGCCTGAATGGTTGGTATGTCATATATCAGAATTACGAGAATGGGAGAAATTATGTTTGAAGTAAATGGTAAATCATACAAACTGCACTATACCGAGGGACGCCTTGAACTGATTGAGAACAAGATAGGAAAGTCGGTCGTATCCGATTTTATCAAGTCGGACGGCGCACTGCCGATTGCGACCATCAAATCGCACTTCGCTTTTGCGCTTGTGGCAGAGGATGACCCGGATGTTTTTGTAAAGCCCAAAGATGGAATGGCAGTTGCATCTGAGTACATGAAACAGCATGGATATGCGTCAGCATGTGACCTCATTGCGACAAGTCTCGAGGCTGACATGGGTTTTCTGTTCCGCGCGAACTGATACAGTTTCAATACTTCAAGTCAGATAAGCGCGGTAGTAAAGAAAAACAAAAAGAGCAAGAAAAGTATCGCCGGGAGATTGATTTCGCATGGTTTGCGGTGAACCTGGGGTACAGCAAGGCGGACTACGAAGCGTTGACGCCGAAGGAAAGGATGTTTATCCGTAAGGCGTTTGAAGACGCGACGGTTTTCCGGTCGACCATCCTCAGGGATGCGGTTCTGAATGCGGAATACAACGTCAACAGGAAAAAGAGCAAACCGTTCAGAAAGTTGTGGACAAAAATTCAGAGTCTGACCAAGAACGAGAAGGCGAAAAAGCAGAACGATGTCCAGATTATTAAAGAGATTGAAGCGAAGGAAACCGGCTGGGTTCGCAGGTTGTATGAAGTTAATGGCTATATAAAGAAAAAGAGTGAGGGCGCAAAGGGAGAGAAAAATAACTAAGAAGGGAGGGGGAAAACATGGCTGACATGACACTGGGCGTCCTGATTACGGCAGATGCGTCTCAGGTTGAACAGGAAGCGGCGAAAGCGGAGCAGGCTATCGGCGGCGTTGGCGAAGCGGCGGAGCAGGCATCTACAGGCGCGGCGCAGAATTTCGCAAAGAAACTGGGCGCAAATTTGCAGTCAGCGGGCGAAAGCGTTACAAAACTGGGCAAAAAGTTTGCACCTGCTTCTGCGGCGGCGGGATTGGCGTTCGGCGGAGCGCTGAAAAGTGCGTCAGATTTTAACGACGGAATGGCGAAGATGTCGACCATTGCGGATACGTCGAAAGTATCGGTCGAAGAACTGAAAGACCAATTCCTTGACCTGTCGAACGAGACCGGAAAAAGTGCTTCCGAATTGGCGGAGGCGGGTTATCAGGCATTATCCGCGGGCGTTGAAACGGAAAAGGCGGCAGGCTTTGTAGGCACGGCGGCTGACCTGGCAAAGGCGGGATTTACTACCACTACGACGGCGGTCGATGTTCTGACAACGGCGATGAACGCTTACGGAGAAGAGGCGGGCACGGCTGAGGAAATAGCGAACAAATTAGTGCGGACGCAGAACCTTGGTAAGACGACAGTTAATGAACTAGCGTCTTCCATGGGTAAAATTATTCCTACTGCGGCTTCTATGAATGTCGGCATAGATAACCTGACGGCAGGTTATGTTTCCCTGACGAAACAGGGTATCGGAACCGCCGAGGCGACGACATACATGAACAGTATGCTCAATGAACTTGGTGATAGCGGCACTACGCTCGGCGGCATTCTGAAAGAAAAGACCGGCAAGTCATTTCAGGAATTAATGGATAGCGGCATGTCCATGGGCGATGTTCTGAAAATCACTAAGGATTACGCAGATGATGCCGGGATTGCCTACAACGAAC